TCCGACTGATATAGATTTTGATATCAAGAATATTAATATACTCAACATTGATATTGAGTGTGAATGTGAAAACGGATTTCCTGAACCAACAGAAGCAGAAGAAAGAGTCAACGCGATAACTATGAAACTCTTTGGTCATAAAGAAACTCATGTTATCGGTACAGATAATTTTGATTATAAGAATGATGATCCGAATGTTATCTATCATAAAACAAGACATGAAAAAGAATTACTTCTAAAGTTCATGTCAATATGGGATGAACTAGAACCTGATATCATTACAGGTTGGAATGTTGAAACTTTTGATATTTCATATCTTGTCAATCGCATTTGGAAATTATTTGATTGGGATACAGTTAGAAAACTATCACCACATGAGTTAGTTACATCTAGAGAATGGTTGTATATGGGTCAAAAGAAAATGATCTCATATAATATATCTGGTGTCGCGATTCTTGATTATCTTGAAATGTACAAGAAGTTTACATACATTACTAGAGAAACATATCGTTTAGATCATATCGCAGAAGTTGAATTAGGTAAAAAGAAAATTGATTACTCAGAGTTCGGAGCGATGCATCTATTCTACAGAAATGATTATCAGAAGTTTCTGGATTATAATATTCGTGATACAGAACTTGTCGAAGAACTTGATAATAAATTACAACTCATGGAGTTGGTTATCACTATGGCATATCAAGCAAAGTGTAATTATCAAGATGTATTCGGATCAGTTCGATATTGGGATTTATTGATTTACAATTTCTTGAAGAAAAGAGGTGTTGTACCACCACCGAAGAAAGGTGCACAAGACTCTAGAATAGTTGGTGCATATGTAAAAGAACCTCAAGTCGGTCAACATAAATGGGTTATGTCTTTTGACTTGAATAGTCTATATCCTCATTTGATTATGCAATACAACATGAGTCCTGATACAAAAATTCCGAGAATGTACAATCAAGAAATCAATGTCAAGAAACTGTTAGAAGGTGAAGTTGATACGAGTATGCTCGATACGAGTACTGTGACGCCAAATGGTGCAATGTTCACAACAAAAGTTCAAGGGTTCTTACCAGAACTTCTAGAAGAAATGTATGATCAAAGAGTTTTGTTCAAAAGAAAGATGATACAAGCTCAACAAGAATTAGAGAATACATCAAAAGATAATATC